TACTTTAATAGAGAAAGTTAGAATGGAAAGTGCTAAAGTAGAAATAGCTTCGGCTTATGTTGATCCTAAGAACGCAGTTCTTAATCCAGAAAAAATAGATGGGTCATCATTAGAGCGAATGCCACAACCAACTGGTTGGAAGATTTTGGTGTTGCCTTATCGTGGTAAGGGAGCAACAAAGGGCGGTATCTTATTAACAAAGGAGACTGTTGACAAAGAACAGTTAGCAACTGTGGTTGCTTATGTGGTCAAGTGTGGTCCTCTTTGCTATAGTGATACTAAATATGGAGCGCCTTGGTGTAAGGAAGGTCAATGGGTATTGATTGGAAGATATGCTGGAGCGAGGTTTAAATTAGAAGATGGAGAAGAGGTTAGGATCATCAACGATGATGAAGTAATTGCGACAATCCTCAATCCAGATGATATAGTTTCACTATAGTGAGTTTATAATGACAGAAGAACAGATAGAACAAATACAAGAAGAAGAAATCCAAGTTAGTGTGGTTGAAGAGCCAACCGCAGAGGTTGCTAGTGAAGAAGAGCTAGACCAGTACACTAAAAAAGTTTCTAAAAGAATCAACAAAAAGAATCAGCAAATCAGAGCTGAAAAAGATAGAGCAGAGCAAGCAGAACGAATGGTTGCTGAAAGAGATGCTGAAATTATGGCTCTTAGAAATCACAGTAGCCAATTAAATCAGAATTTATTTGTTGCTGAAGAACAGTCGGTTCAAGCAAAAGAACAACAGGCTGATGAGCTCTATAAGAAGGCTGTTACCTCTGGCGATGCTGAGTTAATGAGCAAGGCAGACACGCTTAAAAGCGATCTATCTATACAAAAAGAAAAGCTAAGAGTTGCTAAGAATAGGCAAACTGTGCAACAACAACAAGCTCAACAGCCGATTCAACCACAAATGGCTCAACAACAGCCACAACAACCAGCTCCTTCAAGAGAGGCGCTAGACTGGTCCGAAAAAAATCCTTGGTATGGCGATCAAGACAATCCAAAGAATGCAGAGGCTAGTCAGTATGCTTACTTTACTCATTTTAATTTAATCAACGAAGGCTATGAGCCTGATTCAAACGATTATTATGAAGAGTTGGACACAAGAGTTTTTAATGTTTACCCAAATGTGGGAAGCGATAAAAAAGCCAAAACAAAAGATGGTAGACCCACTGTGCAAAGAGTCACATCTGCTTCCGTAGGAAGTCGGCAAAAAACACAAGGTAAAAAGAATGGCGTGACTTTTTCAAAATCAGAAGTTGAGCGTCTTCGGGGACTCAAACCATATAATATGTCGGAAGACGAATGGTTAAAAAGAGTTGCTAAAGAAAAACAACGAATTTCTCAAAGGGAGACAGCATAATGGATGAAATGAAAAATGTAGACAATGCCAGAAACACGCGTGAATCCGAGACACACGATAAATTAGCTCGTAGAAAACCTTGGCGACCAGTAAGAAAACTAGAGACACCCCCACCACCTGAAGGTTATGAATACCGATGGATAAGGGAGTCGTATCTTGGTCAAGAAGATGCCAATAACATAAGTTACAGAATGAGGGAGGGCTGGGAGTTTGTTCAAGGCACCGAGTTACCCGAAGGCTGGGCATTTGCGACTAAAGAAAAAGGTAGGCTTGCTGGCGTAGTACATAACGAGGGACTCGTATTAGCGAAGATTCCACTTGAAACCATTGAAGAGAGAAGAGCCCATTATGAGGACAATACTCGAAAAGCTAATGAGGCGTTAGACAATACTATGTTTAATGACTCAGCTAGAGATGGTAGATATGTGAAATATGACTCTAAGAGGGAAACTCAAGTTACTTTTGGAAAAAAGTAACTCTTTAACAGGAGACTAATCTGATGGCAAATAAAGATGCCCCTTTCGGATGTAGACCTGTTCGTATGATGGGCGGAGCACCCTATTCTGGCGGTCAAAGTCGCTATAGAATAGCAAGTGGAGCAACGACACCGATATACCAAGGCGACTTGGTAACTCAGCTAACTGCTGGCGTACTCGGTAGACATGCTGCTTCTGGGACTGTTCCAATCGTAGGTGTGTTTAATGGTGTTTCTTATACCGATCCCACATCTGGCGAGCAGATTTACAAAAACTATTATCCCGGCAGTATTTCTGCTTCGGATATTGTTGCTAATGTGATTGACGATGCTAATGTTGTTTTTGAAGTTCAAGCTGATGCTGCTTTTCCAGTAGCTGACTTGTTTGGAAATTTCGAAATAGTTGAAAACAGTCCTGTTGGCGATACTTACTCTGGACAATCTAATGTTGAATTAGATGTAACTACTGGTGCAACCACCGCTACGTTACCTCTGAAAGCGTTAGATATATCACAGGACCCTGATAACTCGGATGTCGCATCCGCCAACACCAATGTTCTTTGTGTGATTCAAAACCACATAATGGGGCAGAAAGGTGCTGGATTAGCATAGGTAATTAATCATGGCAATTTCAAGAGCACAATTAGCTAAAGAATTGGAACCCGGTTTAAACAGCCTTTTCGGAATGGAATACGATCAGTATAACCAAGAATACTCCGAAATTTTTTCTATCGAAGACTCGCAAAAAGCCTTTGAAGAAGAGGTGTTAATAATTGGGTTTGGTTCAGCTCCAACAAAAACTGAAGGCGGAGGTGTAGATTTCGACAACGCTACTGAAAGTTATACAGCAAGATACACGCATGATACGATTGCGTTAGCTTTTGCTTTAACTGAGGAAGCGGTAGAAGATAATTTATATGATTCGCTGGGCAAACGATATACAAAAGCACTAGCTCGCTCTATGGGTAACACCAAAGAAGTGAAAGGCGCTAATGTACTCAATAATGCGTTTAGTTCTAGTTATACTGGCGGTGATGGCGTGTCGTTAATCAACACATCCCATCCACTAGCTGGTGGCGGTTCTGCCGCTAACAGAGCAACAACAATGGCAGATCTTAATGAAACTTCATTAGAAGATGCACTTATTGATATATCAACCTTCACAGATGATCGCGGACTAACAATATCAGTACAAAGTTCAAAACTTGTGGTTCCACCACAATTGACCTTTATTGCTGACAGAATATTGAACAGTCCTTTAAGATCTGGAACAGCAGACAACGACATTAACGCTATTAAGAACACTGGTGTTCTTTCTGGTGGTTATACTGTCAATCATTATCTGACTGACCCAGATGCGTTCTTCTTGCTTACATCTGTAACAGATCAAGGCGAAGGGCTTAAAATGTTCCAAAGAACAGGTATGGAAACCAACATGGAACCAGATTTTTCAACTGGTAATATCAGATACAAAGCTAGAGAACGATATAGCTTTGGCTGGTCTAACTGGCGTGGAATCTATGGTTCACAGGGAGCTTAGTTTGAAGTCGTAATACACTTTATCACTCAGTATTATATTAAAAGGGCTCTTCGTAGAGCCCTTTTTTTTATTCCTAAAATAAATGTAATCTATTAAGTATAAATAGTTGCACATTTTTGCACAATATGTATAATAGTAATTGATGATTACATATTTTAAAAAAGAGGAAATGGTTAAATGACATCTGTATTTGAAAAAGATTATTACTACATATCAACTGGTTCTGGCAATAAGATGTATACATTACGACACTTTTATAGTCATCCAACTGTGCGTTATGATGGAGATTACTATGTAACAACTCTATGCGTTGATTCAGATAGAGCCATCGAGAAAGCAAGGGAATACTTAAAGAAGAAATACGCTGACATAGATAAGACTCCACATTTACGAGTGCCAGACATAAAACTTGATTTGGATGAAATTACGCGTAGCAAGCGCAGAAGCGTAGATGAAATCGAAGCCACTAGGATGCGAGAAGCAATAGTTAGTGGAATTATTGCAGGGATTAAGAAAAAGAAGAAAGATGAAGAATGGAGATTGAATGCAAACAAAAAGCTGGATTCTGGATGGTTTCCGTTTAAGCATAGCAAGCAATCTGATTATGAATACGCTATGAGTAAAAACTGGTTGAAAATCGAAGATATGAACATTTTTGATATAAATTATTGGGCATCATTAACAGAGTATAAAAGCGATGTGCATGAAAGATTGTCAGAAATGTGCAAACCATTA